ATGTAGCATTGATTTCTGTAACAGCTGTTGTAATATTAACTGCTGTTGTTGTAGAACCGTCTGCTGTAATTGATTGTGAAGTTTGTGCTAAACCTAACCAACTAGGAATGTTATTAAAAACATCTTCAGCTGAAACTTTTTTATTTACTGGTGTTCCTGCTGGGTCATCCACAACATGGAATAAGTCTGCACTTGCTAAATTATCGCCTAAGTCTGTTAAGGCTGTTATTTTTTTGTCTGCCATTTTTTTCTCCTGTTAACCCCCTTTTGAGGGAATGCTACTCCGTGCATCTACACGGACCACTTTATTAATATATTTATAAAGGGCGGCCAAATGACCGCCCCTTAATTTTGCTAACCTTATGCAGGATTAGCTAATGCTACTAAACACTCGTAGTAAGTTCTTGAGCCATTGATAAACTTCAAGTTCCAACCTTGGTGTGAAGCTGTGTCGCTAGATAAATCTGAAGCATTGTAATTGAATAAACCAATTGTCATACCTGTAATGAAATTATCTGCTGTTGCATCTTCGAACAAATTTGTTCTATTTGCATCTGAAGGCGCTAAGCCTAACTGATTGCCTGCCCATAATGGAGCAGAAGCGGCATTATCCGCATTTGACCAACTTGACATATTATTCTCTCCCTTTAGTTAAAAAAATAGGTACTCACAGTTTTACTATAGTATCTATATTTATAAGGGAAAGTGATTAGAAGCCTAGTTTTTTCAACTCGGCGATTACTTGATTAGCTGTTTTGAATGTGATACCGATACCACCTCTTTGTGTAAACTCTTTGGTGTTTTTATCGTAATCATCTATTAGAATGGCTGGTTGACCAGCTACTTTAGCGTAGTCTTTCTTTTGACTTCTCATAACTAGATTGATTCTACTTCTATCAATTCCAGCTTTAGTCATAGCCCATTTTGCTTTACCTGGAATGCAATTTGGGTCGTGTGCGTGTTCTACATAAGCACTTAAAATATGAGGTTCATACTTCTTAACAAACTGTAGAAGTTTCTTACCTTCTTCATTCCAAGGTGCTGTAGACCAGAAATCTTTTCTAGCAATCACAGGATCCCACCTAGCTTTTCTATCTAGTTGCATCCATTTGCTAATTGGCATTTTGACAGTATCGACTAATTGTTTTTCAAAGTCAACTAGAACACCGTCCATGTCTAAGTATATTCTAGGTAGTTTATTCATAGTGTTTTAGTCCTTTTCTTATCATTTATACTTATATAATACCATATAAAAAGCGCCTTGGCAAGCGCTTTTTTTGATTATTTTAGCATTGAAAATCAATGATTTATGAAGACTTATTTTTGGTAATCGACTTCCGGCTCCATATCTACTTGTGTTTTCTTAGAATCCACCATAGTTTTACCTTTTTTTTCTTTAACTGATTCGGTATCACCTGGTTTTGCTAAAGTAGATTGGTCTTTTGCTTCTTCAACTTCTTCTGGTTTAAGATATTTTGCTTCTTTTTTAATCTCATCCAGTTTTTCAGCTGCGTTTGACCATACACTATGAATAGCTCTGTAAAGGTCAAAGTTCTTAGCTGTCTGTTCAGACATCTTTGCTTTGTTTTCTTTTACATTGCCTGTTTCATCTTTTACGGGATTAATAACTTCTTTTTCTCCCTCAGATTCTTTTTGTTTTTTATTCATTTTGTTTGTCATAAAAGAATGTGTTTCTAATAATTTAGATACATCTTCTTTTAGTTTTTCAACTTCAACATCTTCATTAGCTCTTTTTAATGCGTTCTTCACATCTGGATGGTCAGCTAAACCTGGTGATACTTTGTTAATTGTTTTAACTGCACCATCATAATTGCCTGCTTTGTAACGAGGGTCATTTAAAATACCATACGCTTGTTTAATTTGAGCGCTTGTAAAATTACTTTTTTTAGCACCACCTTTTTGAGGTCCTGAACCTGGACCACCTTCACTTACTTCTTCTTTTTTATCATCTTTTTCAATTGACTTAGCAATATCGTGTGCTTTAGTAATTGTAGATTTTTTCAAAGGTGGGTTATCACCAGTCTGTTTCATAGCCGCAGCCATACCTACTGCATACGGATTATCTACTTTTTCTTCCACATTTTCTTTCTTGTCTTCTTTATCTTTAATTGCTTTTTGTAATGCTGGCGGAAGTTTCTTTTGAGCAGCTGATAACTCCTCATTTTTCGCCTTATACTTTTTGTCAATCATATTAAAGAAATCTTTTTTCTCTTTTGGTGACATTGAAGCAATGCCTTTACCACTTTTTTCTAATTCCTTTTTAAACATATCCTGATAAGCGCTGTCGTTTAGGTCTTTTTGCATACCTTTTACTGCTTCTTCAATGCTACCAGGTTTAGTATTTAAATATTTTGTCATTTATTTACTCCCTTTTACTTTGGCAGCTAAATCTTTGTCAGCGCCACCCCAGGTTCCTGAGGATTTTGTTACGAATGAATTTACACGAGCTAATGCCCATTGTACCTGTGTAGCGCCTGGTCGGTGTCCACCTCTCCAAGCTGCCATGCCTCTATCATATACTTGTTTCAAAACTGAATAAGGCATACCTGTTTCTTGTGCCTTATTTTTTACAGCTTCAATACTTTCATAAACAGCTTTCGCTGGATGTTCTGTATCTTCACCTAAAATATCCTTTACTATTTTCACATTTAAACCTAATTCTTTAGCAATCTTAGCTGCTGATGCACCTTGTTTTCTCATTGCATCAATATCAGACATACGACCTTCTTCAACATCTTCTTTTAATTTAGGATAATATTTCTTATCATATGCGTTTCTTTTTGAATAATCTGGTTCTGTGATATGACCTCTTTTCATATGTCTATCATAGATACCTTGCATATCTTTAATCTCAGACGAAGTACCAAACTTCTTTACTAACTCTAATGCGTTCAATGAATGTTCGTTTTCGTCTTCATTTTTTCTGTAATCTTTTTTATTAAACTCATCAATAGATTCTTCTTTCACTTCTTCTTTTTCTTTTTTCATTTTATCTCTTAGAATCTTATATGCAACACCAACCTTTAAAGGTATTTCTCCAGTTTCAGGATTAGGTTCTGGTTTAACAGCTTTGTTTTTCTCATTTTCTAATTTAGTTTTTAACATTGCAATTTCATTATCTTTTTTTTCAATTTCTTTGTCTTTACTTGCAACTTCTTTTTTATCTTCTTTATCTCTATCAGCTCTGATTTTTGCAATTTCTACACCATCAACTTCACCGTCTTTATCAGCATCTGTAGCTTCTTCTAATTCTTCTTTAACACCTAATTTTGTTAATCTGTTTTTAACCATATCTCTAACATCTTTTGTTGGGTTTTTCTTAGACATATCATACAAATCGTCTAATAGTTCATCATCAAATACAAATTTTAATACTTTGTCTTCAGCACCCTTAGCTGGTTGTGCCTTTGACATAAATGTTTTGTATTGTAATCTTGCTTTGTTATACTCAGCCGATGGTTGACCTGGATGCTTGATAATACCACCAATCATTGTACCCTCAGACATATAACCTGCTTTTAAAGGTCTAATCTTATCTGCTGTATAACTGTGTTTTGAAATCAATCTACTGACTGCTAAATCTGATACAAAAGGTATTTTTGCTTTAACTAATTTTTCTAAAGCACCTTTATCATTATCAAACTTATTAAAGATTGCCATTAATTTATTTGCATTGTCTAAAGAAATTCTTTGACCTTTCATAGGTTCATAAGCTTTCTTTAATTGTGCTACTTGAGCATCACTAAATGCTTCTTCTAATTCTTCATTTGCCATTTCAGGATTATACATCATATAATCAGCAACTGAATTTACATAGTCTTTTGCTTTTGTGATTTTAGATTGTACCCAAGCTTCTAATGGATTGCCTTCATCTGATTTGCCTTGTAAGATAGAGGATAGTTTTAAGGCTTTATCAGCAATAGCTTCTAATTCACCACGAGCCATAGAAATTTCGTGGTCTTTGTCATCTTGTTCTTTTATATCTTCTTTGATACGAACATAAAATCTGTTATTGAAAGGAGATTGGTACACATCTGCATCATATCCCATTTCTTTATTTGCCTTATCGGCCATTTTTTGTGCTAGTGCTTTATTAGGTAAAGCATTGCCTAAAACTTTCACACCGTTTTTCAACTTTGTGATTTCTTTTTCAGACAAATACACTTCATCTAAAGCTTCTTTGAATGTTTTTCTATATCTACTCATTTTCCTCTATCTCTATAATTAGTTTACCTTGTCCTTTATGGATTCGGTGATATTTTTCTTTTTCAATTTTAAACTTGTCACCAACTTTAATAACAAATGGTAGTTCATTATCTCTTTGAAATTTCCAGTTGACACCAGATATTACAAATATTGTTCTATCTTTTTTATCTCTATGCCAAACAAGTTCATCATTTATAGTTTCTTCATCAAATATTCTAGTAATTCTTTTACTGAATAAATTTAATTGGTCTGCATAAGGAGTTACCAATAGAAGTTACCTCCTCCTGACATACCTAAACTCTTTGCATATCGTGGCAAATTACAAGCCCAATATGCGGCCTTTGTTTTATCTTTTTGCTGGTCACATTTGTGTCTAGCCGCAAAAGATTTTCTGGCCTCTGGATTATTAAGTTTCACACTCAATCCAGTTGTATCTCCCCAAGTGACTTTCTTAATCTTGTCACCATCACGGACAAATACATAAAACTTTTTTGGTCCACCTCTTTTTGGTTTATTTAAAGGCGGATTCTTTTCATCTTCTTCTTGTATTGGTATATCAAGTGGTACTTTTTCTCCTTCGTACTCACCAAATTCACCAATATCAGTTTCTAAAAGTTGTTTATCCCAATCTGTAATTTCAGTTAGTAGGCCTTCTTTAAATAATTCTCTAGCCTCTCTAAACAACCTATAAAATTCTTCACTATGTAACCTATAGATATTCTCAGCAAACGGTATATTATTCTCTATATGATAATGAACCGACTTACTAATTCTATCTTTATAGTCTGAAAAACTTAACATTAGATTTTCTCCATCATCTTAGATACCACTTCATCTAGTTTCGCTTTCCATTCATCACTATATCTTTGCTTATATTTATCTATTACCTCATCTGAAAGAGCCCATTCTTTAATATCTTTTTCACTTGGTTGTTCATCTCTTTCTCTTTCAAGGAAACCTTTAATTTTCTTCTTAATTATCTGTTCTCCAGAACCTTCCTTAGCAGGAGTGTAAGTAGGATTCTCATACCCAGCGAAATTAGGCTCACCAGGAGTAACAGTAGAAGTGTGTTTAGCATAATCCTGCCCCATATCTGTAGCTTCAGGTACGCAATTAGGCACCTGTTTTCCATTTTTATTTTTCATACCAACTTGTTTAAAACCTTTCCAACAAGCATCAGCTAAATCTTGTTTCAATTCATCAAACATTTTCTTATATTTTGATGTATGAACACTTGGTTTAGTTTTAGCTTTCTTGTCACCAGGCGCTGGGTCGTTATCGTTCTTTGTAGTATCTGTATTTCTAAAATGAGCAGCTCTTTTATCTTTAGTATCTTTAGATAAAGTTTTGTAATACTTTTTAGGTTGTGTACCTTTTTGTTTTGCCACATCTTTATCTTGTGGTAAACTATCTGTGTGGCCATATTCAGATTTCTTTTCTGAAACGGCCTCAAACCCATAATCTATATCTAAATTAAATTCTCTAATTTCAACTTCTCTATTAGCTGCTACAGGAATACAATCCCAAATCCAGCACTTGTGTAAATTGTTATTGTTATCTTCTAAGACAACATAATTAGTACCTCGTCTAACTACTTTGCCTTCCATATCTTCTTTTACATAATTGACCTTATCACCGATATTGAATATCATTTCTCTTATGTAAAGGTCTCTTATTTGATTTTGTTCAAATTCTTCTAAACTTGCAATTGGTTTTTCTCTATAACCTAAAAACGCACCAACACTACCAGATGAGCCATACTCAGCTGCCAAGTTCATTCCTTTTCGAACATCTTTCATTAGTTTTTCAGCGTCAACACCACTTGGTAATCCTTTTTTAAAACTATTTAAATCACCTTTAGCCGCTGCCGCTCTCATCTTACTTGCACTCATACCTACTGCACCTTCAGCGTCAGGATCCCTTTCGCCAGCAGAAACAATATTAATCTTATCAAAGTTATAATAACCGTGACGAGATTTTACATCATTGTATTTTTTTAGTATTGTGTCAAATTCTCTTACTCTATCACTACCAACAACCATACTAATTTCTTTATAACCTTTGTTATAGAGATTAGTTGCAATATCTAAAATCATATTTGTTGTATTGATTTCAATATTTCTTGCGTGACTTGGAAACATATTTTTCATATAACCAAGTTTTTGTTGTGGTGTTAATGGATTCTTTTTAGGGTCATTACTTCGACTTAAATATATTTTATAGTCGTTAGTAGGTAATGACTTAACTTTACTAATAAGTTTTTCGTGGCCAATAGTTGGAGGATTAAATCTACCAAAGGTAAATGCAATACTCTTAGCTTCCATAATTGTTTCTTCTTTTTTCAAACTATCTATTTCAGCATCTGTAACTTTGCCATCGTCTAAAATCTTTTTACATTTTTTATAGAATTTTAAATAGTGATATTTTTCTAACATTTTATAGATAACATTTTTAGGTAATCTATTCTTTACACCGTATTTTCTAATTTCATCTGGTGACATATCAGTATCAAATGCAGCTCTTCTATCTGCATCAACACCATCACCTATTTTTATAATGTCACTAATACTATCTTCTATTTCTTCTAACTTATCATTAATTTTATCTTGTAAATCTAAAACATCTTCAGGAGATAATTCAGTTAATTCATCATAATCTATAATATCTCTTTTTAATTCACCTTTAACAATGTCCAACTCTTGTACTTTTTTATCGAAATCTTTGATATACAAATTAACATCAAATACAAAGTCGTCTGGTCTTTTGATAAATTTATTACTTTCAATGTCGAAAACTGCGTCTGCCTTTTTATTCTGATTATCATATGTTTCCTTATCAGTAATAAAATAGTAGTTAATTGGGTGTTGAGAACCTGGAATTAACTTGCCTTGTATGTTATCTGGATTTGAAGCAGACAAATATTTTTTAGAAAGTCTTACTCTTTCTTCCTCAGCCTTTTCAGTCGATACATCAAATAGTACATTAATGTCCAAATCAGCGTCATTTCTGTATCTCTTTGTTAAAATTGAACCAATTAAAGAAGTCTTTAATATAGGGTATTCTGATTCAAATTCTTTTAACTGTGTATCAATTAATTCTTTAACACTATCTTTAATTTTAGGATTATTAGTATCAGCACTATCAAATACCTTAGGCGCATAAGTCCTTCTAGGTATATCAATAATGCTTTCTTTAATGTAATCCTTAAACTGTTTCATTATCTTCTCTTTGCTTTTCTTTCTGTAGCCATCCATCTTTTTGCTGTGTATGACTTAATTGGTAATGTTAATAAACCTCTAACGGCTTTACTTACTTTGTTCATTACATTAGTTACTAATTCTTGGTCTGATTTATTGTTATCAATAATAATCATATTGCCTACACCAAATAAATTTTGAAATTTACCTATATTTGATTGTACAACTTCCCAAGATGTTTTAGTAATATATTCTGGTACACTTCTTTCTCTTTTTGCATTTCTTTCCAATGCAACTTCTAAACTTGTATTTACAAATATCATATAACAATCATAACCTAATTCTTTTAACATTCTTGCTTGATAAGAAATCTTATCATAATCTCTACCTGTGCCATCAATAACTAAACCTAATCTACCTTGTATTGCTAAATCTTGCATATTATTTGTAGTTGCTTTTGCTCTTGCACGAACCATATCTCTGGATTCTGCCTCATCATCTGGCATTTTTAAAGAAAGACCTGCTTTTCTAAGACCTCTTTCAAATGCGTTATCTGAGTTAATCTGTTTTAATCCTGTTCCACCAAATGCGTTTCTTGTAACAAATGTTTTGCCTGAACCAGGACCACCTGCTAAAAAGAAAGCCTTAAAAATATTAGGGTCGTAAAGGCCTTCATTTAAAGTTATGTTTTTTAATTCGTTAAATGACTTCATTTTACTTTCTTAATTATTTCGTTTGCTATTGCCTCAGGTGTACTACCTTCAGCTTTAATATTTATTATTTCATTCTTAAAATAGTCCAATAGAGGTCTTGTTTCTTTTTCGTAAACTTGTAATCTCTTTTTAATAATTTCAGGTTTATCGTCTTCTCTACCTCTTGCTGTTAATCTTTTAATAACTTCTTCTTCACTTACTACAAGATTAATAACATGGTCATATTCAATACCTTCTTCTTCCATTCGTTGTGCTTGTTCAACATTACGAGGGAAACCATCAAACACATATCCTTTTTGTGCATCTGGTTTTGAAACTCTTTCTTTAACTGCATTAATAACAATACTTAATGGTGCAAATTGACCTTTTGATAATAAATCTTTTACTCTACGGCCATCTGGTGTATCTTGTTTGGCAAGTTGTCGCATCATATCACCTGTATAGATATGTGGTATATTCAGTTTCTTTGTAATAATTTCTGAATATGTGGACTTACCTGCACCTGGACCACCAATCATAATTATTTTTGGTCCGTTTATTGCTTCGAAAAAATATTGTTTAAAACTTTTCATTATCCTTTAACCCAATCTTTCTCAGCTGTAAAGTTTGCACGGCTAAATTCTAATCTATCTACTAATTTAACTGCACCAGCGACTCTATCTACAGCAACATATCCTTCTGGTGCGGTCACTTTGTAACCGTTTGTTGTTCTTAAAAAATGTCCAATACTTTGTACTTGTGCCAATTTTTGAATTAAATAATTTTTTGCATTTGCCAAAGTAATGTGTGAAGCAATTGCAAAATATAAAGCACTTTGATTTCTGTCTATAAATTTTAGACCATCTTCTTTTGCTTTAATATAAGGCGCTTTACCTCGTTCTGTTTTTTTACTATCTATTTCAGATTGCATAAAGTTTTCATAGTAGGCTCTAAATTGATTTTGCATTACCTTAACTTTATCCATACCTGAATTTGAATTTTTAATATAATAATTAAAGAATGTTTTTAATCTATAACCAACAGAATATTGGTCATTTGCACTTACTCTTTCAGACATCAAATCTAAAATAGGTTTTGCTTTTGCAAGTGAACCTTGTGCCATTCTAATTCGTGCATCAAATTGTGCTAGTTCAGCTTTATTAAAAGTGGCAGAACCAGATGTATCTTTATATGAAGCAGATGCTAAGAATATAGATGATGTTGGACTTTTACCTTTTACACTACCAAAACCAGCAGTCATACTTGTCATAGTTTTACCTGAATAGAAAGTATGAAACACGATACCTAATTTTGCTCTTGCAATAGTTTTACCAATATCTGAAGTAGCTGGTACTGCATATGTAATTGTATTAGGTGTGAATGTAATCATATTCTCACCTTCAATTGCAGCCATTTTTAAATCGCCTCTTGTGAATAAAAGGTCGCCTTGGTAAACACCTGTTAAACCAAGTTTTGGCAATTCTCTTAAACAAACAAGTAATTTGTTTGCTAACTCTCCACCGTGATTTTTTCTAATATCGCCTGGAGTATAATTAATTTTTGGTGTTACATTGAATACTGATTTTGTACCGACAAAGAATTTGCCGTTTTCTGGATTGATACCACAGAATACAGCAGGCGCACCGTCCCATTTGACGGACATATTAAGTTTACCGCCAATGTTACCAGCTAACATATTTCTAACTGAATTAAGGAAGTTAATAGCGTTCTCACCACCTTTAGAACCACGATTAATAATATCGTCTTCTAAGTGTTCTAAGTGAGTATTCTTTTCCTTAGTGATAAATCCTTTAAAACTAAACATTTTTCTCTCTCATTTTTGTCCATTATACCAAATTTCCATACATTTGTCAAGCACTTTTTTGCTTTTTTTTCATCAAATCCATCAATAAAATCAATCTTTTTTACTATTTATAATAATTTTACACCAGAAGTTGTGATGAATAGTGACTTTCCAGACCAACCACCAGCCTGTCTTGTTCTACAAGTAATCGGTATCTGCACTTTTTGACCAGCAAAATTAAAGTTCATTTTAAAAGATTGTGATTTGCCATCATAATCAGCTGTAATATTTCTGATATTATTAACTTTTGTATTAATTAATAATTCTTTTAATTCTTCATTGTCAGATACATCTTTAATATCACTTATACCATTTTCTTTACCTATTAGTAATTTGTATGGACATGGTTTGAAAGTTGACCTAGGGTCATCATAGGTGTAAAAGTAAATTGTATTTAAAAAGTAAACCATATTTTTTGGTTCTTTTAAATATGCTGAAAAATCTCTTATTAAATTATTTCTAAAAGGATAATAAAAGTCATCAGCATAAAAGTCTTTCATATTTTTTCTAAATGCTGATGCTAATTTAGCAAACGCTTCTTTTGATGCACTCTCACTAAAAGGTTCTTTTGTTATATCAAAAGCATCAATAG